GGAGAGAAGTGATGAGACTTAAATATCAATCCAATAAAAAGACGTTTTCGCATCACGGAGTAATTCTAGAATGTCGTGATGGTGCGATTAGAATTTGTCATATACCTCATTGCGGAATGGCACCAAAAACTGCAGAGATGCTTGCTACATGGTTAGAAAGACGTGCATGGGACATTCGTCTTAAACGTGAACCGATTACAGCTGGTTCTCAGCCTGTTGGAGAGAAGTGATGGGCGATTATAGTAAACTGATAGTTTCTTGCACCACTAATAAGGGATTAAAAAAAGAACAGCTTCTTGAAAAGCTGGAAGATTTCCAACTCTATGATTCTGCCTATCAAAGTCAAGAAAAGGTAATCAGTATCGAAAAAGGTAGAGAAGATGGGCTAGAAATTGTATTGGTCGGGCAAAGAAAATGGGGCCGTGGGATAGAGGATTTCTGTGAGTGGCTAAGACCATTTGTTGCACAGGGGTCGGGAGACAACGACGTCTTCGCCATGGAGTTTAGTGAGTATTGTACAAGCCCTAGGTTATACACCATGGAACTAGAAATTAAGACAGATCCGGAACCTGTTGAAAAAGAAACTATAAAAGGAGAAAAATAATGGAAAAAAAGTATGTAATTGTTCGAACTCAATCGGCTGGAGTATTCGCCGGTGACCTTGAAAGCAAAACTACAAATGCCGCGGGTTACTTTGAAGTGACTCTTAAAAATGCCCGTAGACTTTGGTATTGGGCAGGCGCTTCGAGTTTAAGTGAACTTGCAGTTCATGGAACCTCAAATCCCAAAGAATGTAAATTTCCTTGTGAGGTTCCAACTATTGATCTTTCTCAAGGTATCGAGATTTTGCCAGTAAGCGATAAAGCTCGAGAATCTATTGTAGGAGTTAAAGAATGGACACAAAGATAACCATTGAATATGCGCCTAGAGCAGTAGGCTATGGCTCTGGCTCTGGCTATGGCTATGGTTCTGGCTCTGGCGATGGCTATGGCTCTGGCGATGGCTCTGGCGATGGCTATGGCTCTGGCTATGGCTCTGGCTCTGGCTATGGCGATGGCTCTGGCTATGGCTCTGGCTATGGCTCTGGCTATGGCTATGGCGATGGCTCTGGCTATGGCTATGGCGATGGCTCTGGCTATGGCTATGGCGATGCAAATTACAAAAGGTTATCCAACCTGTTGGAGAGAAGGATAAGAAATGAAACCACGGCTGATGAGTCCTAATGGACGAAACAGAAAGGTCCCGTGGAGTGACCCCTGGCGGGGAATAACTGGTCACCAGCTCTTGCGCTTTCTCACAAATCCGTGGGTTGCCAACGCAAGGGTCCTGGCAACATCTGGGCCGCCACTTTTTACAAAAGGATTCAAAGTTATGAATGAGACTATGATATCTAAAATTGAGAAACTTAGAAAAGACGGATTGTCCCAAGAGAAGATCGCTAAAAAACTATCAATAGGAACTGGTTCCGTAAGCAGAGTTTGTAAAAAAATCTCCTACCGCGCTTGGAGAGATATGAGTTTGAAAGATGGCGTCTTAACAATTGATTTGAAATTAGAGAAGTAAAGGACTCTGCGAATGCCTAGGAAACGTTATGGCCCGGATAAAACATTTGAGTGTTCATGGTGCTTAAAGAAAAAAAAGATAAAAGAATTTGAATACGTCTCTCGAATAAAATCTTCTAAGTATGGGAAAATATTCTGCTCTGTATCTTGTGGAATTAAACATGATCATCAGGAAAAGGGACATTCTTTAAAAAATAAGTAGATTATTTAATTTAGAAAATCTTATTATTTAAAAGTCTCATGGAAGAGACTTCCCTTAGAAGAGGTCTTGTGGATAGAGAGCGTTTAACAGACGAACTTCGTCTTATCCTGAAAGCACCCGATAGGAACTTTGAAGAAGAACCTATCACTATCGCTGAATCATATGAACTAATTGAAACTTTCTATGAAATGATTGGTGACCCTAAAACTTCTGACGAGCTCGCAGAATTCCTTTTAACATGCGTAAATGTAATAAAGCAGTATATTACCTATAATTAAGGTTTTAACGCAGCCTTGTGGCGTTCTAGAACATTACCAATGATTTTAGAAGCCGTCTGAACGGCCGCTAAGTCGTTATAAGTGCATTTATTGGTATCGGAGCATAATTTTTCAAGATCTGCTTTCCATGACGCAAAGACACTAGAATTTGTACAAATTAATGGATCAGCGCTTGAATCCCATAAGGCGGCGAATTCAGCCAAAGTGATAGTGGTACTAGGAGCATTGGCTAATGAATGAACCTTGACCCCTCCTTGGCTTCCTAAACTGCCTATCCAAACAGAGTCACTGATTAAAACCTTACTACAGCTAAATTGGAGAACTCCCATCATAACGAATAAGATTTGACCAAGCGGTAACCGCATTTGCTTGAGCTTTTTGAATGGCATCCGTATCTCCCGAAGCTTGTGCTAATTGCAATGCAGTTGAAGCATTGACCACACTGGATTCTTCTTTGTTTGTTTCTATATCTATGACGATACTTGTCAAACTTTCAGCCATGAAAGTATAAATAACATTTCCTATCTCAGATACCCCGAAATCTAAAATATTACTTATAATAGGAAGAGATAAAAGGGCTGGGTCAAGGGATGTCAGATAATCCTCAGCCGCTTTATCTCCAATGGATACTAAAATTCTTAAGAACTTATTTAAAACAGTAGCAATTTGGTTTTCTTCAGTTGGAAGATCACTCAAAGCTTACTGATTTCTAATTTTGAAAATGAATCCAGTGCTCCATCTAAAGCTACAAGAAGTGCTTGAAGGTCAGGAGATGACACTTTACTTGAAATAAGAGCCTTAAGTTCAGCTTGACCTGAAGCTTCAAGACTTAAAAGTTCAGGTTTTAAGAGAGCTTCAAAGGGAGCCAGGAATGCTAGAATTGCTTTTAAATTCATATTTTATTTCCTTTTGTTCTAAAACAGTTACACGATTAGATAATTTATCCACGTCTTCTTTTATAATAATGACATCTTTTTTGATATCTGCAAATCCATTTTCCATATTTCCTAATCTCTGTCCTTGAGAATCAATATGCTTAACTAAGCTAGCTGTTTGACGTCTCAGTTCATATTTCACTACCCCTGCATGACTTAAAAACCCTACCATTAATCCTAGACCTTTGTAGAAGTCCTCAAGTTGAATCACTTTATTCCTTTTTCTTTATGAAGACCGATGCGTAAGAAGAGATGATAAAAAAGATACTTAAGATAAAAAAACTGTCAATTAAAGCATCTAGCATTTTATCCATTCATCACCAATGTAAAAAGACGTCTAGCCCTAGCCAACCATCCCTCTAAAAACTCTAATTGACTAGGGCTAGATATACAAATTTTAACATACGAAGATTGCAGAGCCCCCATGAACTTATAAATAAAGTTTGATTGATTTGTCGAGTTCAAAGTAGAAATTGTTTTTGGTCCTATAATACCATCAACAACAAGTCCTCCAATACATTGCTGAGCTAGTTTAATTGCAACTTGAGGGCCTCTATTCACTCCACAATCAAATAATGCTGTAGCTATGATGACAGGTAACTTGTCACAACATAATGGAGTCCAGTAATTTTTGAGATAAATGGCTTGAGCAACATCTTCAGTTAAATTTTCAACATCTAATGCGCTAGCAGTAACGCCAAGATAACTAGAAAGAGTATTGAGAGTAATTCCGAACTTAGTAGGTCCACCTAAATCTCCTGGAATATCGGTATAATTTATTCCTTCATTCACTATCATATAATTGAATGCTGAAATAAAATTATTCATTGCTCATACCATTGTAAAATTACATTACCAACAATTCCAGCCCCGCTGGCTATTCCAGTGATTAGCATGTTTTGTCCATTATCTAGTATTTTAAGCATCTCTGAGACCGAAACGGGATTAGCGGCCGCCCCTGAAATAGTGTCGACGAGACTTCCGATACTTACAATCGTAGGACTAGAAACCACTGTCCCAACAATATTAGAAATGCCATATGAAGGTCTCATATTAATGGGAGTAACTGGAGTGCCACCGGTGACAGTGGCATCGAGATAGGCATTTAATGTCAAATTCCCAGATGCTGATTCAAAGGCCATTTTAAAGTTATTTTGGAATAATGATTTTAGATTTTGTTGATTACCGGCTTGAGAATTATTTAAATAAAGTAATGGAATTTCAGATGCTCCAATTGTGAATGATTTATTTACGGAGTATTGATTTCCTAAATACACTTGTTTATTAAAATGATCCAATATTGAGTGCTCTGGGACTTGTTTATATGTAGCAGCTAAAATTGCCATTTTCTTTCCTTAGTTATAGTACTCAGTCACTTGAACTAATCCAGAGCCACCCGCACCACCAGCAGCAGAAGCCCCAGTACCCGCTGATCCTGCTGCTCCTACTGCATAAGAATAAGTGGCACTAGGATTTAAAATAATTGCTTCGACATATCCACCAGCTCCACCACCTGCTGCACTAGTATTCCCAGTTGTACTTCCTCCTCCTCCTCCTCCACTGCCTGAATTTGTCGCAGCACTACTTCCTGTTTGTGTTCCACTTCCAGCCCCACCACCACCACTACCGCCAAAAAATGAATGCCCTCCGGCACCACCACTAGTACTAGCTAATCCCGAGTCACCTGTTCCGCTGCCCCCAGAGATTAATATATTCCCAGCAGACCCTGTCGCTGTACCGCCAGAACCCGCAGCAGCACCTCCAGCTGGACTTCCAGCCCCACCACCACCACCACCATTAGCCGTCAATAAAGAAGTTCCAAATGTGGTATTCCCTCCTGCTCCGCCGGCTGTAGCGCCAGAAGCCGAACTACCACCACCACCACCACCACCACCAACTATTTGGACTCTTATGTAAAGAGGAGTTCTAGGAGAAGTGGGTGTGGTGTAAGTTCCAGTTCCAGATGTGAATTGTTGAACTGTAGGTGCAATAGATTGAAAGAGGTTATTTAAACCCATTATTACACCTGTGCCAAAATAGTTGCATAGGAATTATTTCCATAAATAATTTGAGCAATATAATTTTGCCCCGGGGGATTGGGTTGAGGTAATGTATTTAAATAAGCTAATGCTTGTGCAGATGTTTCCCATGTTTGAGAAGTATTTAAAATAACCCATCCAATGTTTCCCGCACTATCAGATTGTTGTTGAAGAATTTGAACATCAACTATTGGCCAAAAGCCCCAATTTTTACCTGTCCAACTTGACATTATCCCTCCTTGGCAGCAAAAGGCACTGATGCTGTAGCTGATAAAACATTTATGGCCTCTGTAGTAATAGTATTTGATTCCATCACGTAAGATCCACCTGGCAAAAGTTGTAAAGAATTAGTTGTGCTTGCAGAAGATGTAAAATTGACATAAATTGTTGCTGTCGCACTCAAATTTTGAATAATGAAATATCTTCTTTGTTGGTTATAAGCCGCTACTTGAGTAGATGTACTAGGTGTTCCGCTAGTCGTTCCACTTCTATCTGTATAAATAGTTCCTGTGGGTTGAGCATAATTGGGTTGAGATGAAACTTGTCGAGCAATCGCTCTAGTAAAACTAGGACTTCCCGTTCCACCAATAGTTTGAACATATCTAATTCGATTACCCGTTAGAGTAATCATCGGACTTGTATATGACCCAATAGCAGTAATTGTAGGAAATGTGTAAACTGTATACCAATTAGTACCACTATCTGGAGATTCTTGAACTGCAACGGAAAGTGTAGGATTGGTCCCAGAAACTGCTGTAACTGGAATATCGATGAGATAGCTTGTTCCATTTGAAGGTGTGATAGTTGCCGATGTTGTAGTGGTTGCGATTGCTCCTGATGCAACATCAGTGGTCAAAGAGTTTACTACATAACCTATATATCCTATACCTTGACTACTCCCAAGTAGAACTGAAGCAGTCGTGAGAGTTGGTTGAACCCATGATTGTGGAGACATTCTCGTGAAGGCCTGAATACTGCCCCCGGTAACGGTACTAGCAATTCTAAGACGGACATATTCTGTCGTTACAGGAAAAGAATAAATTATACTCGATGCCGTTGCCGTTATGGCAGCGGAAACAAGCATATTAGTTCCTAAGTTACTTCCAGTTTGATAAACATATAATGTTGAAAAAGTATTATTATCGTTAGATCCTTCAAAGATGTATGTCCCAGCAGTGCCGGTACTATTTACTTGCACCGACATACTTCTAAAGCCAGTTGTAAGTGTAGCAGCAGTACCAGAAGAAGTAGTCAGAATATTATTTACGGTTGCTGTTTGGGCAGATGCTCCAGTGACAACTGTGTCTATTTGCGTAGTTAAAAGATTTCCGAATGCATCCGATTGAAGAGCTAGACCTTGACCATTGCTTGGAGCAGGAGCAGTTGAATTATAAACCATTCCTACAAGTTCAGAATTAGTTGCTGCAGTTCCTGGTGCCACTGTACCCTGAACACTTGATTGAAGTGCCGAAGTCGCGGCACCGGTGGGAATAACAGAAGAAGAAATAGAAACAGGAACCACTGTTCCAGAGGATACCCCTTGAATACTGACAACTCCTCCACTAGGAGTTCCCGCTGTTCCTAAACCAACTACTGTGGCATTTAAATTAGCTGCAGTCGCCTGGGTAACGGTATCAGTCCAAGTCCCTGATTGAGAAACTGGTATTGCTGATTGATTGGAGGCTATAGTTACAGGAAGAGAAGCACTTTGAGTTGTCTGGCCAAGAGCAATGGCCGCTCCACCAACATCTACTAAATTTACATTAGATAATCCGCCAGAATTTTCAAGGGTTACTGGTAGAGGAGTAGAAGCCGAAACTCCAGTAAGAACACCACCTACATTAAACCCAATATAATCTGCATCTGCTGGAACAGACGAACCAGTCGGACCAGCCGCAGCATTTCCACTACCACCACCACCACTACTAGCTGCGGGCCATACTATATCGCTGCTCACTTGACACTCCTATGACATATTTAATTAAGATCTTTTACCTGACAATAAGCCTTTAATGTTCCAGATCCAGAGCTATTCACATATTGAATGAAGAAATATTTATAAGGCAATTGAAGTAAGGCTAAAACAAATCCACTAGCTGATCCACTCGGTTGGGAAATTGAAGAACTAAAATCAGAAAGTGGATAAAAATTAATTCCGCTATTTGATACTTCAATAGAGATTGTTCCTACAGGAGTGCCCGTCCAATTTATCTCTAAACCAATATTATCCATGCGACTCACATCGACAATTTGAGTGTAAATTGTATTTGTACTCGCCATTGATCCGGAGGGATTTCCTGAAGGAATTGATCCTTGTCCTTGAACTGTCATATTTTGTGGATAAAAACCTGTTACAGGACTTGTAGCCTGCCAGCTTAATCCAGGATAACTTGGAAGAAATCCAAATGTTGGAGCATTAATACCCAAGACTATGGGTGCTTGATTCTTTCCTGAAATTTTATTACCCTGCCTTCCCAAAAAGAGTTTACGGGATGCTAATTCCCGCGGCTTTCTTAGGTGTCAGAATGCTTCACATTTTCAGGATTTACCCATGAGTCTTTTTTGCGTAGGCGTAGCAAAGTCTTCATTTACTTTATCTATTTGCTTTAACTCAGTTCCCGAAGCTTTTTTGGATTGTCCTTGGCTTTGAGGAACTTGACTCGGAGTATTTGCTTTTATTATCGCCTGCATTGCTCCAACTGTTTGCGTTGAATCAAGAGGTTGGCCCAGAAGCTGAGATAACCCTTGTTTTTGTCGATATGGGATTGAAGTATTCTTTTGTTTGGCATCTATCAAGGCTTCTCCAGACTTTTGAGTCATTGATTGACCCAGAGATGGATAGATTGTATGGAGAGTTTTTAAATCTTGAGGTTGCAAAGTACCAAACTTAGAATGATGTAAAACAAGCATGGGATTTTCAGCTATCTCGAGCTGGCGGTGATATGCATTTTCTGATGCTTTGCTAGGTGGAATAATTGGATCCAGAGGAGAATTTTGCGATGCTTGAGGCTTTAAAGATTGGAAATAGTTTAGAGAATTGGCTAACTTTGATCCAAGGGCTGCACCATGCATGGGTAAAGTTGATCCAAGATCTCCACCAACATCTAAAGCCTTTTCTGGATTGGCTTGTAAGTCGTCTAAGTGAGATCTTAGGGCTGTAACATCACCACTGTTAGAATCAACATCTAATTTTTCTGGACCCAGAAGTTTTGAAACGTGAGAATCAAGGGTTTTGTGGCCACGTCTTGCATTATCAACATATTCTTCTAGGTGTTTATGTGGATCTTGAGATTTACCATTCTGACCTGTTTTTGTAATCAGATGTAATAAGCCTTTTTGTGCTCCGACAAGATCAAGTGCAGCTTGTGGATTATTTAAATGCAATTTGTTAAATTCTACTTCTCCGCCAGAGGCAAAGTATTCACAGTCTTCTTTGTGATTTCCAACGCATCCACCATGAGCCAAACCATATTCAGGAGAATTTTGATAACAAGCACAATTGGGGTGACCACCAGCAACCAAATATTTTGAACAATCTGAATTCAGGCACGGGGGCCACACTCCATGTTGATTAAAATATGCCTGTCTTGCTCCTCTAGAAATATCCGTATTTTTTTCTACAGATGTTTTTACTTTTGTCTTTCCATCAGTAATTGTAGTTATTCCATTTGAAGTGCTTTTAGATGGAGGAATATCTCCTGGAGTAGCTGGATTTTTATTCGGTTCACCCTTAGCACGGTTAATTTGATTAGATGGATCATTGGCTACCGTTGATGTATTCGGCGTCGACCACTTAGCAAAGCCATCAATATGCGGATTAGAAAGATGAATTCTTTGTTTATCTTCGTCTTTTTTTTCAGACATTCTTCATAGTACTTACCCCTGACGAATTAAATAAACAATTGCCATTAATGAAAGCGTACAAAATGATAAAAACCCTAATTTATTAGCCCAGTCCTTATTCATATAGCTACAAAGGAAAGATCCTACTTTATAATATATAAAATAAAGAATAGAGTCGTGAGCGCCAAATATAAAGGTTAGACTAAAAAAGATAATAAAGTTTGTTCTATTGAATAGAGTCATAAAGACCTCCATAACATCAATTATAGCATATCTTCTATTTTTAGTATAACTTTCACACATACAATTATTCAATTATTCCGTTATCTTGGGCCTTTTTATTTTTCCATATTTATCTAGAACAGGTGTTTGTACAGTACTTAATACGTTGTTATCAATTGATTTGAGAACGTCCCTATAATCATCAGGAGAGTCATTCGTCTTTATAAACTTATTCCTAATGGTTTCAGCTTGTTCGTGAGTCAATCCCCCACCACCCACAAGAGAGGCTAGTTCATTCTCAATCGTAGAGGCCGCACGATAGTAGTTTTTTGTTCCTTCGGTCCATGCCGTCATATTGGGAGTAGCTAGGTGAAAGCCTCCCGCATTTACGCCTAAACCAGAAAGGTATTGAAGTGCCGCATTCGAATCAGATCTGTTCTGCCACATCTTTGCAAAGTTTTGATGAATCAAGTTTAACTTATCATTTGTAGCTTTTGCTTTTGCCGATTCTTCATTGGCTGATCCAACTTCCCCAGGAGTGATTTGATTCGGAACTCCTTTAGCGCCTAAAAACTGACTATTTTTAAGACCACTCTCATCAATAGAAAACTGTGGCACTGGATCAGTTTGAGGAACTTCGGTCGTGATCCCCGCTTCATTCTTTCCTGGTTTTGGTCCACTTTGAGACGGAGGGCTAGTTCCTGCCTCTGTAGAAGGACCACCTGTAGGAAGCCAATTCGATGTTGCCCCTAATGCCGATTTTACTTTATCCAAAAAGGAAGGAGATTGATTTTGGGAAGCTTGTTGTTTGTTAGTTAGAATCTGAGCACTATTATTTTTTAAAGCTTCTTGCTGTGCTTTATTGGTATTAATTAAATTCTGTGCTCTAGCCGTTACGAGGGGAGTCTTATTTGAAAGTGCTGTCTGTGCAATCTGGTTATTAACCTGATCAAGCGCAGTTGTTTTAGCAAAGTTATCGGCAACTTGATTATCTCCAAATAGATCTTTAGCGGCACCCCACACATTTTTTTGGCGACCGTAGTTTTCTTTTTGTGCATCAATATTATTTTGAATTTGTTTATTTAAAAAATCCTGAGCGAAATTTTGCCCACCAAAAGGTACTGAAAAACCACCTAAAAACAAGCCTATCCCTGTTGAGACTTTTGCAGGTAAACTCATGTTTTTTCTATATTGATCAGCATCAAATTTATTATCAGGATTAGCATTAAAAGCATCCCAACCTTCGTGGGCTTTATCGACAGCAGTTCTATTGGCCGCATTCTGAGCCTGGACGGCATTCAGTTCATTTCCATAGGCTCCATAAGTTTTTGCCATTTGTTGTTCTTGAGGAGCATTCCCTTGAGGAGGCGTCATTTGCATATTTGAAGGTGTTGGTGCGGGTTGCGAGGCGGCAGCAGGGGTGGCAGCTTGTTGAGCTGCGGGACTTTGAATTGGAGGCTGACCAACATTCACTACAACTGGAGCTTGCTTAGTATCAGGGCTATTACTATTATCAGAATCGTCAGAATCGGAATCAGCTTTTCCTCCCTCATCAAAACATTGAGCACATTGGCATCCCTTTACATGCCCACCTTTAGCCAATCCTTGTAATTTAGGTTTAGGTTGGGCTTTAATTTCCCCTAGAACTCGATGATGTTCATCTTTAGCTTTACCAATTAGGTTTTTATTTTCTTCGCGCTCTTCCCTATCCGGATTTAATCGTTCTGGTATAGTGTTTTTGGCTGCATCTCCTGCTTTGGAACTTCCAGCCATTCTCTTTTCATTCCATGATTTAGAGGTGTCGGGCCTTTCAACGCCCATTGAGGATTTATGAACCCCTTTGATATCCCCACCTTCGTAAAGAGGGAGACGCTTTAGAGCTTCTTTTTGAATCCCTGGAAGTTTACTAAGAACTAAAACTACACTATGGCCCTTAGGATGGGTCATCGTGACACTCTTAGCATCTTCTTTTGTTTTCTTCATGTCTTTAAGAAGCTCTAGCATCAATTAACCCCAGGTTTTTTCATGTGAGTAGGTTTGTGTTTTCCAGTGGCACGCATGGACTTCAATACAAAGAGTTTTTCTTTATCAGGATGACCCATATGTTCTCGATCGATAACAACGCCGCCTTCTTTTAGAGTAGCTGGGATATTGTCATTTTTAAGGGAGTCGCCTTTTACTTTTGCTTTTCCAGGAAAGATGTGACCAAGCTTCGTAGGATCTGCCCCATGCTGTACCATTTTAACTTCATCTGGATTTAAGTATCTTTCCCCTGGAGATACCATAGCTGGAACATCTTTAGATTCTCCACCTTTAGAAAAATAATTAGCAAAATGTTTTGCTGCATATTCAGCGTGTTGAGAGGGATGAATATTCCATATCTCTCCGCCCTTGGCTGAAAAAACAGTATCAGGGTCTACGTCAACATTATCACCTATTTGTGATCCTCCAAACTCTGAATCATCTGAAGCTTGTAGATTCTGTGAATTGTTCATTGGGTTATTTTGTGCTGCTTGTTTAGCTTTCCATTGTTGACCTGATTTATATCCAGAAGAAATACTTTGACCTAAACCATTACTACTAGAAGCTGATGGTGCACCTGGTACGTTTGGTCCATTAGTGGCAGAACTTGAACTATATCCAGGAGATTGCGAATTTAGACTTCCTGGGGAGTTTACAATTCCTGCAATTAATGGATTAGCTTGAATTTGTCCGCCATCAGCCATAAATGCTGCAGCAATTGGAGCTAATTCAGCTAAAGGACTAGATCCTTTGGATGATTGTGGTGGAGCTTGGATTTCAGGACCAGAAGAAGGTTGACTTTGATTATATACATCTCCTCCATCATCAAAATGTTCTAACCCCATTTTTGCCATTTTATGGACAAATTCTAATTTGTGTTTTCCATGAGGCGAAACCTTACCGCCTTCAGAAAATAATCCTCCAGTCAATGCCGACACCCCTGAACCAATACCCCCTAATATTCCCTGATTTGCAGAAGAATTTACGCTATTAATATTAGATTGCATTCCAGTTGCAGCATTGTTTGCCGAAGTATTTGCATTCTGCAAAATATTTTGCTCATTTTGTTCACCGGTATTAAGAGCAGTGGTAGCACCTTGAGCTTGGCCTACTTGTTGAGCCGCTATATTTGCAGCATTTTGTTGAGCTGCAATTTGTTGTTGAGCTTCCATTGTCGCGGCTTGACCTACAGCTTGTTGTTCTGTATTTGCGCCTTGTTGTCCAATATTGCGAGCAGCTAATCCCACATTTCCACTTGCTCCGCGTTGACCTGCCAAGAGTGCAGCCTCATTATTTACATTTGTCCCAGTAGCTTGAGACAACTGAGCTTGCGCAGGATTTGGACCCGCACCTTGAGTCATCGCTAATTCTTGATTCTCAATCTGATTTTGAGCATTAACACCTGTTTGAACTCCAGGAACAACTGTATTTACAATTCCTTGTTGTTGACCAAGTCCTGACTGGGCATTTGTATAAGCTGAATTTAATTGAGAAGTATTTGTTCCAGGGGTGATATTTGCACTTTGAGCATTTAAGCCAAGGGCTGTACTGATTCCTCCAATACCTTGAGTATTAGTATTTGTGAGATTAGTTGCTCCTCCGACAGCTGAACCAGAACTTACATCTCCTCCATCATCAAAGTATTTTCTGTTAGCAATCTTTTTAATATAGCCACCTTTAGAATACTTAGGGCGCCCCATTTTTTCATTGAATTTTCTTTGTTTATTAAGGTCCATTTGTCCCCACCGTATTTGCAGCTTTCAGAGGTCGATAGCTTCTGGTCACGCCAACTATTGCTGTGAAAGCAGATAAAGTCAAACCTGCACCTGCAGGAACCCCTTGAGTAGAATCATACACTTCTTGGATAGAAACTTGAAATGATTGACACTGCTGAGTTGCGTTTTGAATACGCCATTGTTCAAGACTCCCCGTCCCACCATAGGGAGAGGTTTGGCCAAAAAGAGCGTCTGTGCCATAATTCCCCGTACCATTGACGGGTTGTATTTCAGCTGATTCAGACAAAGGTCCATAGTCATAACCAAATTCAACATTTAATGTATGCGGAGTAATATAAGAACCTAAAATCTGGAGTTCTAGAAATCTTTGATATCCTGAAAGCCCTTGTAGTTTTATCCATCCTGAAAGAGCATACATATTTATTGGAGTTGAAATGTCTAAATATAACCCGGGAGTTTCTTGGACAAGACGTCCATAGGTGTCAAGATAAGTATGAAGACCTTGATAAAGAGTGGCTGAAATGCCAGGGGTATTTGTGAACCATCCCCATTGATGATAAAAATAATCATACATAAGAGTAATTCCAGTATTTAGAATAAATCTAACTTGTGTCGTTTCTGGAATAACTGTGGCAGCGGTTACGGTATTCCCTAAAACAAGTCTTTCTACACCTTCTCCAATATAACTAGGCTGTAGACCTCGACCTAATAGCCAAATACCTTTATCAGATTGAAACATCAAACCTTCGTCAGTTTGGACAATACTATTAGGGTTAGAACAACCCACCGTTGAACTAATATAAATAGGTTGAGAATAGGTTGAATTAGCACCAGTGTTATCTGGACCCGTACCATTTAAGTAAAACATAGCATCTTGCTTAAACACAATCAGTTCTGTGTCCATTGGAGCAAGAGCTGTTATAGGGCCCGTAGATCCTTGAGCGCCTTGAGTTGGTGCAACATAATAAGTAAAAAGATCACTAAATTCTACACCAGTGCCATTCAGCACTTGTTTTGAATACCACATGGTATACGGGTCTTCATTATCTACAATCCAAAGTCTGTCGTCAAACATTGTACATATTGAAAATGAAGGTGCTGCAATGTCTTCTACCACCCCTCCAGTTGTGTAAATTAGAGAATTCCCAACAATTGCTAAATCATTTTGTGTATCGGTAATGGTAACATAATCAATTGTAGGATTATTGAGTGTTGGATTTGAAACCGATGTCACTTCATAGAAGTTTTGATTCAGGGTTGACCATCTATATAGATTGAGTCTTACATTATTTACTGACTTATCGGTAAGTCTTAGAGTTGGAAAATAGATTGTATTTGTTCCTTGGTCTAAAGTCTGTAATGCATCTCCAGGGGTTGTTGTAGATGCCCCTGCGGTAGGTAGACTTAGACCAATTGTTGTCCCAGAAATTGATGTAATTTTAGTATTTGCCTGAATATTTCCAGAAGTAGTCGTATCGGTAATGATTTGACCAACAAAGAGTCCACTCGCAGAACTAACGGTAATAGATGAAACACCAGATGAAAAAACAGAGTGAAAAGTTATCCCAGATCCAGCTGTTACTGTTACTGAAATTGGGATACTTGGAGCACTATATTGAGGGTTACCTTGTCCATCTGTCCAGTTGTAAATTCCTTGATAATAATATTGCTGAGCAAATAATCCACCAGCTGAATTTGCAGTAGAAGCTTCGATAGCATCTGGCCATACATGAAATTGATGTTCTACGGGACTCACTCCATCAAACATGAGTGGAAATCCAACTCCCATATGAAGAATTCGACCTGTTTCAGCTGTAGCGACTTGAGTATTAAATGTAAAGGTGGCCACATTTAAACCAGTTTGAGTATAAATTGGAGGGGCAGAAGCACCCATTGTTTTATTACTTCCAACATTAGAACCCATTGGACCCACTGGATTTGCAATGCTCGCTAAAAAGTCCTTAAAAAGATATCCAATTTGAAAAACAGTTTGATTACTAGAATTTGTTGAAACATTTATCTGTGGTAAAATTTGATTTATGACATATCCACCACCATTTGAATAGGCAAATTTCCCTATAATATTTCCAGTGGAGGTAATTAAGAAATAGGTAGGTTGGTAAGCGCTGCTATAAGACACAAGCATATAGCTAAGGCCTGTAGCACTAAGATAGGTAGCCTTGCTTCCCAGGCCGACGCTACGTAACAGGACAGTAGGAGTCCCAACGACCCCTCCAATAGTGCATGTGTTTTTAGCCAAATAATCAGTTCTGAGATTTGAATCGTAACCATAAAAATTACTCACCTCGTAAAATAAATTTAATTGCCCAGCATTGGCAGTGGAAGTCAGACCATTGTTTAGAGTTATAGAACTTACGACAGTAGTTGATGCCAAAATTATAGAAAGACTTGAAGAATAGGCTGAAGCTTTAATCGTAGTGGGACTATAAAATGAAACCCAGAGTTGACTATTTACATAATCAAAAGAAAGAGAAATTAAAGTCGCAGCTGATGAAGCTTGTGTGACAGTTGATCCTTGAATTAATGTGTTACTAATTTGTGTAAGTTTTAATGCTCCTGCATCTTCCCAAGCTAGATACAAAACTCCAGAGTTAACATTTACGCTTAGTCCATCGTATGCTGCAGATATATTCGTGATAGCTGTAGAAATTGTTACTGGAGAAAATGGAGATTGTGGGCTGTTATATGGGACGGCTAAATATCTAAGCGTTGCATTAGATGAAACTGTCGCAAGATAAGTTATTAAAAAATAGTTACCTAAAACAAAAACTCTTGGAAGAGTAGCAGACACATCAGTAGCTGTGGTGATTGCTACTGTGGGGACAATCGTTCCACCCGTAACTGAATCATTTATTTGGTAATAAGAGTTCCCATCTGAATCAAGCCATACTTCACATGATAAACCATTAGGAGCTATAACAGTATCCACAGTGGTTTGTGAGGTGGCGCGTCTTACCATTGGAAGAACATTTAAATTCATTGGCTGAAGCGTACCAGTATTAATGGCAGATTTTGTGTCTTCAGAATAAATATTTAAGTTAGTACCTATTGAAATCAGATTACTTAAGTATGTCGTAGTGGTAGCGGCATTGGGAATTGTTATTAATAGTTCATATCCATTTCTTTTAGTAAGTCTATTCCCAGTTGTAAAAACGCTATTTTCCAAAGATAACCAATTACCCATAGCAATTTGCCAGGGATCAGTTTTTAGATCTACGCCTTGACCAAAATTAATTGTTACAGGCTGTGGTATTATTCCAGCCATCTAAATCTCATAGGCTACTAAAACAGTATTTGAAATTGCTATTGTGTTAGAAGTTCCAGATCCATTTACAGAAGCAAGAATTGAATATGTATATGTTCCTGGAAGTCCATTGACTGCTAAATCCATTGCTAAAAATGAACTCGATGGAATTGATTCAGTAAAAGTTCCGACAACTGGCGTATTAAATTGTAAAGAGCCCATTTCGACACTTGAAATACTATTATTAAAATATAATTGAGCAGATCCATTTAATGCAGCCCCAGAATTTGTAACAATTAATGTGACAACCGCTGCTCCATTTCCAAGTCCATCATTTTGAAGAAATAGATAAACAGGTCTTCCGGTCGTAGTAATCGTAACTGATAAATTTGTCACACTTACTGGAGATCCAGAGGTTGTATTAAAACCAACTGACGAACTACTTATCCCCACCCCTCCAGCAGCCACTGTAGAGCCAGTAGTTTTTGGAGCGAGTTTAATTTGAGTGATAGATTGATTCGCGATATTGGTAGTAGAAATGCCTGCAGCTAATGCTGGACCAGGATTGATATTTCCAGAAGAGTCAATTGTAACAAAACTTGTTACTCCAGGAACGGGAGGTAATTGCAAATTATATAAAGATGAAATTCCAGAAGGAGGACCTAGGACAACACCATTTGTCGTCCCTGCAGTATTTGGTCTTATTGTTACAGATCCAATATCAAAGTTGGCAGGAGTAGTGGAGCCACTACCTTGTTTCCAAGTAAAGGTGCCACCAGCATAACTTTCTCCTGGTAGAGAAGCAATCGTAGCGTTGACTAAGCCTGCTTTTGTCAGAGCAATAACATTTCCTGCACCGTCATTGTAGAAAAGATCATCAATCCCACCTCCTGATTGAGGAGCTGTATATAAAAATCTAGTCAAACTGCTTGATGTTGATAGAGAAAACTGAACTCCAAAAAGTCCAGTGGCACTATTGTTATTAAAAGGAAGATTTGTATTTATATTAAGACCTGTTGGAGTGACTTGTACTCCACTCCCAGGACCATGTGTGTGAGAAGCTATGATAAGTAAATCTTGATTTTGATTATTTGCATAATCTGGGCCCGGATCTGATCCGGGAGTTGGAAGTACTAGATTCATCACTGGTTCAACTATTGTATTAGCCATTTAGAAAACCCATAAGCTTACGGTCACTACCGCATTGCTCGTTAAAGTTAAAGTCTGAGAATTCAAAGGAGCACTTCTATAAATTGAAGCAGCTGCATTTTGATCTGCCAAAACCCAACCAGTCATTTGACTTCCAAGATAGTGGTTAAAAGTGCTAGCCCCATTTATCAACTTCACATTTGTTAAAAGACTTCCTTGAGGAAAAATGTTGGCTAGTAATGGGTTTAATTGAGAGGCCCATTGTTTTTGCATTAGCATTAAAGTTTGGTCTGGGCTTTGATAGATATTAAGAGCCATATCCGAAGCCCCCGCCACCGCCAAATCCATTCCCAAACATGCCGCCTCCAAAATTAGGATCGCCATACATAGATCTAGAGTTTGTTGCAGTGTTTGGTTGACCCACATTTCTATTGGCAGCTTCGGTTTCAATTCTAAGCATGAGCGCATCTTTTCTAGCATCTAGTCTTGCGGCTTGATCTGCGAATTGTTTCTTGTCTAGAGATTTTGAGGCAACATCAACTACAACATATTCATGCCACCCAGAATAGGAATAGGGAAGCATATCAGTATCCTGAAGAAGATCTAGTGTGAGAGGGACATACCAAAGTCTCATGGCCTGTCCTGCGGTAACGGGGATAATTCCTAAGTTAACCCCCATCTCACGGTATTGAAATTGACAATATTGACCAGAGACAACATTTGATGCAGCCCCTAATAGAAGATTGTATTTATCAAAATCTGAAGCGTTACATCTTGCGGCCGGCACCCATCCAGTGGCATTTGTGGCCTGAGCTCCGAAAGAATTTACTTCCAATTTATGAACCTTAAAACATGCTGGGGCCGCTGTTCCGCTTGCATTAGGTTGACCATTGATGTTTAAAAAGTTTTGACCATTAGGGAGTGGGTAAAAAACGCTTCCAGAACTGTAAAATACTTGTAGTGGGGCTAAGAAATAATCTTCTCCGTATTTTTGTACAAGAAGACCGTATAGCTCTTTAGCTGATTGATTAATCTCAATGTTCCATTCATCCATGGTGACAAACTTAGACTTGAGCATATCTGTTCTAAGTTGGGCCTGGTATCTAATATATCCTAAGTTGATTTGTCCTGGAGCACACGGGGTAATAGAATTAGGTTGAGAAGGGGTAAATCCGGTACCTGAACTCACCTGATAAAAGTAATTAGTTCCAATGACTACTGTGGCGTCTAAATAGTTATTGATGGCAGGAGATGCAATTGTAGTCCAATTAATTCCATCAAGACTACGCTGAACAGTATAATTAGGTATTCCAGCGATGAGATCCCAAGTGAGAAAATTTTGTCCATTTCCGGTTTGTAAAATTACATTGCGTACGACTGCCATTTATGCCCTCTACATATAAAGGCCAGCTGGAAATCCCAGCTAGCCTTTATTATTTCAAACTAAATGACTCACCCCGTCCCGTTAGTACCTGAATTGCTAGGACTAGATCTTAAATCAACATAAAAGCTCATTCCAATCGTAGTACCGGAAGCAGGGGCCGTAGGAATTAAAGTTGTGACAGAAGAACTAGTCGGAGCAAGGAATTGAACTAATAAAAAAGATCCAACATGATTAGTAGGTCCTAAAGGTAGGGGAGCAATTGATAGATTTGGATTGCCAATCAATTCAATAGAGGTAATTCCAGAAATCCCAGCTGCAATGACAGTCCCAGAAGATCCACCACCACTAGAAACTCCAGTACTGGTAGCAATAAAGCTTACTCCTACTGCAGGAACAACCCCAGGAGGAACGCCTACTCCAGCCCAACAACTTGAATTGGTATTGAAATTAACTAGAGCGAAAGTAAACCCAGTAGCTAGACCCGCTACAGCAGAAGAATAGTTTAACGCCGTTGTAGCACCAGTACCTGATACAAAGGTCAAAGTACCAGAAGACGGGGAGGGAGGTTGTACACCCGAAGTTTTTAAGAGAGTCCCACTAGAGAGTGTAGTTGTAACAGTGTATAAGTTACCAGATCCATCTCCCCATATAGAACCAGCGGTAGCTGAACCACTTGAGATATTAAAAAAGATCGGTACAGGCTGAGAATTACTAGGAGCAATTACTTGATTACCATCTTGAGGCACACCAGCTAAAGGAGCTGCTACTGTCGAAGTAACTGTCACAGTCGTTGTGCCAGTTGCAGTAAAGCTAAACACACCATTAACACCGCTAGGAAGTAAATTGATTGTACTTACTAGAGCTGCACCAATGGTTGCAGCAGATGAGCCTGAAGCAATGGTTTGTTGCACATATTGAAGACCACGTTGACCAAAAGCTGCAGGTAGACCAAGATTAGGTGCAGATCCACCCACTCCGGTAACAAAAAACCAGATAATAAAAGTATTTCCATAAGCATCATAAAGAGAAAAATATGTACTAGCTAAACTTCCAGAAACATCCGCCACTGGAGCAATTGTAGCTGAACCAGAAGGTCCAGTACCAACTGAAGCGATGATGTAAGGGTTTCCTGCCGTTAGAGCAGTAGAATTGATAACACTTGTACTTCCAGTTGTAGGAGAAGCAAAACCACTAAATCCACCAAGATATCTATTATAATTTCCATCTAATTGAACAAGAGCATAACCAACTGCTGGGTTTGGATTTAAATAACCTCGATGTACTGCGGGAGTAGCAGAGGTATGCATGAAAACGTTTTTAACGCCTTGGCCTTTTAAGGTACGAATACCTAGGCCATTTCCATTTGCACTATCTACTATGAAATTACAATCAATAAGGACTGGTTGAGCGCCGAAAGAATAGATTCTTCCGCCGTTATTCCCGATAGCGTTAGCCATATAGGACCTCTATCCCTGAAAATGATGCGCTAGAGTGTCAGGGATCTAGTCTAGTCGCTTGTAGGTGGTCCTACACCTATGATAAGTTGCTTCACAAATGACAGATACTGAGTTGGAACAAGCACTTTTCGAGGCCGCAGAATTTGTAAAAAAAGAAGGCGGTATTCCCGATAAAGTATGGCATCCAGATTATGGTTGGATTATATGGGAAAAAGAATTAACGAAAGCAGGAGAACAATTTTTTAAAGATTATCCATTGGTCAGTAGCTGAGTTGGTTGTGTATTATCGCTTCACATATTGGAACGTAGCTCAGTCGGTAGAGCTCAGAACTGTTAATTCTGTGGTCGTAGGTTCGATCCCTACCGTTCCAGCCAAATAAAAAGGGCCCCCATTTCTGGAAGCCCTTCCACTATAAACTTCTCAAGCGCCGCAACCTAAAGGCTGAAGCTCAAAGTTCTAGTTATTGAGGCAAAGATACGACAGCATTTGCACCCGGAGCGTTACAAGACAAGTTTAGGTACCCCCCAACGCGGATTTCGACAGCGTCTTGTCCAGGAATTGGGAACCCTAACATATCGTAAAATCCGGGGAAGGTAAGAAACTGAGGAATTTTCCCCAACGATCTCAACTTCCAGCTTTTCATGGTCAAGATATAAGCAGTCTGTGCAGGGCAGTTACGGTCTTGAATGATTGAAATCTCACCATTGGCAGTGGGAAGTACCAATGCCTTAAAGCTGATTTCAACTTCTTCGTTCACTTTCGCCCTGATCATTTGATATTGACCTTGACCAGTCAGGTTTTTTACCAAAGTTTGGTAAGAAACGGGATTGATAAAGATAACATCAGGGTCACCTGCTTCAGAGCTTTGAGCTGCAAGTTGGTTAGTACCATCAATCAAGCAATCTTGAATCGATTCACTCGAACCTGAAAAGCGAAGTCCTGCAAGTTTGGTAGGACTTACGGATCGGTTTTGAGTAAAGAAAGAATCTGAGCTGCTGGGAGCTACGCTAGGAATCCATGCGCCGAGGCCTGCGATGCAGAGCATGTTTGCGCTATTCAGTCCGTTGGTAGCAAAGCTCGTGTCACCAGCACGGCTCAAGAAAGGAAAGCTGGTGGACCATCCAGAAGGAGTTCCAGCAGCACCTTGTTGAGTAGCACTTACAGTTACAGTTCCTGCGCCAGTATCGACTGCGATTACGAATCCAAGGGCTGCGCCAGTGGATTGAGTTGCAGTGCTACCAGAGACAGAGAAGCTATTCAAAGCCATGTTGACGGAGAATTGGTAAACTTGGCCAAGGTTATCAAGAGTGATAACACCGTTCACGATCGAACCAGCTCCGCCGTTAGCGCCGTAGCTACCGCGGGTACCTGATCCATCGCTAAACATTTGGAAAGCAATGTCGTTAGCGGCACCCATATACAGACTCTTAACGTTCATCTTAGCAGCGGGCATGAAAGCACCGATGTTTTGAGCAGATGCGCGTAAGAATTGGTTCTGGATAGATCCAACGCGGTAAACGTTAACCGTGGTTAAGAGGAAAGAAGCAGTTGCAGGTGCAGTTTGGTAGGTTTGAGCATTACCAAGGTTTGCACTACCACCACCACCAACATCATAGAGCACGGGAATTGGGAAGTTAAGACCGCCCAAGCCCATTTCAGTTTCGTCCTTATCGACCATGCTAAGGAAGCGGTTTTTATTAAAAACCAGATCCTTCATGACCCATGAATCATCACTATAAAGCTGTTTTAAAACCTGAAGATTATCCTGCGAGTTACTATACGCAATCGCTGGATTAGCTGGAGTACCCATTTATATCACCTTTGTAGTTTAGCGGCTTGCACCCTTCTGTAAGCTTCTGCAATTTGTTCAGATTCAGACATAAGGTGAAACGGCTTGGCGACAGTCTTCAATGAAGATGTCGTCATATTTTGTGTTATGGTTTTAACTGCAGTCTTCGGAGGGCCTAACACTTTACCTTCCGGGACTCTATTTTTTATCTTAGAAACCGAGGCAAATTTCTCTGCCCTTTCTAAGAGAGCTGATTCGATTTCCTTAGCTGCTTCTTCAACTGTTAGTTCGAGATTATCTTCCTCAAAAGAGTCATTGATATGTTGAAGCACAATGTCTTCGGCACCAAGATCTCTGATGGTAGAGAAATCATCATTTTCTTTAACAGTTTTCAGTATTTCTTGTTTCCACAAGGCTTGATTAGCCTGATACTCCTTAACTTCTCTTTCTTCTTGTGCTTTCTGAACTTGAGAAAGCTTTTCTTCTAATTGCCTAACCCGCTCTTGTTCAGGGTTTTTTGAGGCTTCTTTATTGAGCTCGTGCTTTACAATTTCTTCGTATTGAAGTCCGAGTTCATCAACCGCTGAATAATCGTTCGCCGCGAGTTTTGCTGTGAGTTGTTCATATTTTTCAGCTTTTTGGAGCTTTTCACTTAAAGATCTTTCTCTTTCAGCTAATTGGCGTTCTCTCATTCTTTGAGCCTGTTCTTTACGAGCAATGGCACTTACTTTAGGAGAAAGTGTCACTGACTCTTCAGGAGGTTCAATGGGAGTTATAGGAGGGGCTGCTATTGGCTCTTCTTTAGTTTTCTGGACTAAAGGTGAACCTGTAATACTTGTCGTTCCTTTTGGATCATAACCAACGAATTCTTTCACTGGTAAATCAAATTCGGCTGGTACTTCTAGAGCTCTTGCGGTAGGGGCAGCGGGCATGCTTTCGGTAGTAAATCCCATAATTTTCTCCTTAGTTAATATTTCTTCTTAAACAGCTACATTACTCGTAGGACTTATACTTTGTGCTGGAGGAGCAACCGGTTGTTGTGGACCTTGACCTTCTGGTGCTTGAGCCGGCTGAACTGGAGGAGGATTGGCTTTAGCTTTGAGGATTTGAACCGCATTGAAATAATCTCTAATTAACTGAAGTTTTTCTTCTTCCATGTCGGTGACTACATATTTATTGTAAGTTTGAACCGTGAGTTGAGTGGCAAGGTCTGTAGGATCTAGGATAAACTCATCTGGAGAATTGTATCCCTTCTTTCCCTCTTCAACAATTTGATCAAGGTCATGTAAGATACGTTCTTCTAACGCGACTGCTAACTGATCTGATTGTTCTAGATCTGGAAGTCGAGATAAGCGTCTAAACTCTTGGTTAGTGATCTCTCCAGCGGCAAGCATTTCACTGAGTTTTGATTGTCTTCCGATTGGATCTTTAGGAAGAGATGATTCTTCATAGCAGCGAATGACATTGGTGTTTTTGAGAAGTTTTAATTCACCAAAATCGATCTCTCTTGTTCCTTTAGGACCAGCATAAACTGTTCCATATTTTCCATATTCTTTATGAATTTCTGCAGCCTTATCGATCATCTTTGAAGCTAAACCTGGATAGAAAAGTTGATAGCGCTTCTGCATGGCAGAGAAACGATCAGATTGAATGTTCATGTATTCACGTTGAGCTTCGCCACTATTTAATCCTGCAGGTTTAGACCCGGCAGCTGAAAGTGAAGAAATTCCAGATATCTGATAAGCATTTTCAATGAGCCACTTGATATATTCATAAATCTCAGAATTGTTAGAAGTCGCGTTAACAAACTGAGGAGCTTCGGCCATAGTCTTAACTTTAATGATACTTGAGATATTATTATTAAACGCTGACTCAAGAGCTTTTGAAAGATCACTAATTATGATCTTTGGAACACCAGTCATTTCTATCGACTGAGATGCAATAATAAGCATCTTGTAGATTTCCATCTGTGTTGGAAAAAGGATTTCTCCTAGACCTTGGCTGAACCACCCTACCGTATTGGCGTTATAATCTAGTTTCTCAAATGGGAAGTAATCATACTCCCATGATTCGTCTAGTAAGGTACCTTCGGTGCATACGATAGCGTGTCGACCATCTTTGGCTCCTTCAAAAGAAGGAAGATGCCAACCTTCAGAAACAATAATTTGATCTGATAAGGTTTCAGTAGACTGAGGAGAGCTGTCTACTGTTCCGCTTTGAGAAGAATATATCTTTGATTCTTCTTTAGGCATTTCTCCTGCAAGAATACCTCTATCACAAAGTTTCTTATGAATTAATGATCTAGGATTACGGTAATAACCATCGTTAAAGTCGACTAGTAGTTCAGTCTCTATAGTTCGTTCAAGGGCTACTTTTTTACTCTTCTCAACAACCTTAACGAAGCCATTTCCTAATATTCCTGAATCTCTAAAAGCTTCTGGACCTTTTTCATAAGCTTTGCATCTCCAAAACTCGCCTTGAATGAAGTTATTAACTTGTTCTGAAATAAGTCGTTCACGATATCTAGAAGCATCTGGAATCCAGACTGGCATAGGGTTATCTTGAGTTATTTTTGAGGTGATAGTATCAATGCAAGAGTAGACCACGTTAGCGGTGGGGCGTCCCATAGGCATTTGTTGTGAGTTGTCCAAAGTCGAGGTCGAAGCTAGATAATTGTAAAGAGGTTTCCCACTAAATAGCCTAGAATAAAGTGACGCTTGTCTAATCCGTGGAGAATGGAATTTTTCAAGAAATGCAGTTGTTGAAAGAAGTTGTGCGCAAAGTTCTTTATCATCTTGAGCTAACCACCATTGGTAGTAGTTATTTTCTTTTTCTTGTTTCTTTTTATCCCGCGGATCAATGACTTTGTCTTTGATCTTGATAGTCTCAATTGGTTCTACCTTCCAATTCACAAGGCACCATCAGGAAAGATCTGATTAGCTAGTTCTTCCGGACTGAGACTTATCGTATTAATTAGATTCTTGAGCTTCTCAGTAGCTTCTTTAGTTTCAGGAGGCAATTCTTGTGTAACTTCAGGTTTTTTAATATTCACAGTATGATTTACATTAAATTCGATCTCATGTTCCTGAGATTTGAACTTAATTACACCACTAGCTTTAAGTGCTTCTATCAAAGCAAGCGTTTCTTGAATATTCAAGACTTATAAACTTTCCATGTATTTAGCTATACGAGCGGAGATCTTCTTTCTAGCTTCTAAGGATTGGCTAGATTCATTTTCTCCCATCATAGAGGCAGAAGCTGGCTCATGGTCTGGGTCATCAAGCACATCATTAATTTCAGATGCTTGTTTTTCATCCCATGCGGCATTAGGATCTACGGCCTCTTGACCTGCGTCATCCATATCTGGCCGAAGAGCATTCTTTTTCTTTTTTCTGATCATTTCCGAGAGAGATTTTCCATCAAGCATTTTCATTATCCTTTTTATTCATGCAGGATAGAATTAGAGCTTCCATACCTTGCATTATCTTTTTATAGTCTTTAGATTCGATAGCTCCCATGAGCTCTTGACCGACCATGTCTTGGATTTCATCATCAGGATTAGATTCAACTTCCCCACCCTCGGCTAGACCTTGAAGCTTAGGATTGGGCATCTCTTTAAGATCTTTTAGATTTTCTTTTGATTTCTCTTTTGAAGCCCCAGTGCTTACTCTAGATTTCCAAGACTCACCACCATGCTCGGGATATTCCCCTGCAATTTTCATTGGTTCATGTACGCCTTTAATTTGTCCACCTTCAGCCATGCATTGAGCGCATTGACATCCTTGAACATGACCTCCAGAAGCAAAATTAAAAGCCTTGCGCATAGAATCTTGAGCGGCGGCAGTTTTGTCTGGATCTGGATGAATCTGATCCTCTGAATCATCTTTAATTTCGCCACCATCGTCATAGTGCTTTTTCTTTTCAGCTTTACGTTTAACTGAATACGCAATCGCTAAGGCCTGCTTTTGAGGTTTACCGGCATGCATCTCACTTGAGACATTTTTACTAAATGCCGCTGGCTTCTTGCTGTGGATGAGTGGCATCTTTTATTTCACTTTCTTTAGCTATAACGCATTCAATTAAGGCCATGATTGCATTGACTAATTTCTTTGGATCTTTGGATTGAATTGCATGGATTAATTCATCTAAGGCTTGTTCCACGAGTTCAGAAGCTTCGTCAAAGGCATAGCGTGCTTCGCCAAGGTATCGGCGAGGAGGTTGAGGACCTTTAGGTTGTAAGAAGGGCAGCTTCGTCATCAAACATGTGGAAGTGCTTCATATTCTTAGTCTTCGTAGTTATGCCAGGGGTCGCGGCCAAACTGATCTTTAACCCAGCCCATAGGACCACCGTCTTTCATGGCTTGTTCGCGCTTGATCTTTTCCATGATAGCTTCTTTATGAAGATTTTCTTGTTCTTTGATATATTCAATAGATCCGGGCATGTATGCTTTTTTAGCTTCTACTGCTAAAAAGTGATACCCATTAAACCACCCGTAAAGCATGGCGTCAGCTCTGTGATTTGGGAGGGAGGGATGCTCTTTCTTGGGGTATACTATTTTATCTCCTGCGGTCTTCCAGACTAAGGCCATTAGCTCATCGATTAGGTCGTGTTCATCTTGATGGATTTTAACCTTCCCTTGGATTAGGTCTCCATTCATGATTTCTATATGATCGGCCTTACCTAGTTTGTCGGCATATTCAAATAAGATATTCGAGCGCATGGTCATGGTCTCGACACCTTGCTTATTGGCGCCGTCAATGATAACCGAATTGCATGGAAATTCTTTATCGTTTAAAAATTCTAATAGCTTTTTCTCTACCATGTCGAAGGTCATATGCTTCTGTGCGAAAGCTTTTAATATATAAAATGTTGGGTCGTTATCGTGATACGCACTTAAGACTATGGCTGTGTCATCCTCCCATCCCAAGTCACATGAAAGTATATAATGCCATCCCTTGGATTGTGGGTAAGGGAGATCTCGAAATAGATTTCTTTCTGGGTGGAACTTATAGACGAGCTTATCTGTCTCGATCACCCATTCGTTCAAATACCATTGTCTAAACTGAGGAGTTTCCATGTAGAGGGGACGATTTTTGGCTATTTCATCTAGCTGCTTTTGCCAATTAATGTGTGGGTTTTGATGTGCCGACCATTTATGTAAAGACCATCCAGCTTCTTTACCTGTGGTGATATCAAAGAATAATCCCTGAGTAATATTTGAGCTCGTTCCAAAGAAACATGTCACACCCTCTTCATCGGCCATAGCTGGACCAAGAATGTCATAAATAAAATGCCTCACGTTAACGGTATAGAGAGATCCTTCATCAATACAGGCCAGCCGGTATTTCTTGCCTAATCTCTTATCCATTTCAGTTTCATCTTTATTGATACCTGCAAGTTTTATTATTGACCCATTAGGAAAGGTGTAGATGAGAGCCTGTTTGTTTAAAGTCATTCCAAGATTGTTTTTTCTATTTATCACCTGAAGGATATCTTTATCTATAATATCAAATGCCGTTTCGCGAGTCAGGGCGATAAATAGACAATTAGCCAACGGATATTTCAAGCACGTTTCGACCATATAAAGTCCGGCAGTATAAGACTTGGCTGCTCGTCTAGTGCAATGAAGGGCTTTGAGTTTAGCGTGATCGTCTATAAATTTGCGTTGTTCTGGGAAAGCTGCAGACTGTACAAGCTCAAGAGGTGACTTTTTTGTTAATGCCTGAAGGGCGCTGTAGCTCATTACATTTTCTCTATTGAGAAAGTCCCATCTTTATTCTTAACCCATTTAAATGGCCCAATGCCTGGTTTATCCGCTGCCAGGTTCGCATATTCTGTCACTCTTATTTCCATTAGAGGACCCGATTTCGGCTTCAAGTTTTTTAATCTCGTCTTTCGCTTGTGCAAGAAGAAGTCTTTTCTCTTCAATTGTAAGCACCTCTTTCTCTGCTAGGGTTGGGAGTGGCTTTTGGTCCTCATCTTTCCAACGAAACCTTGCCTTCATATTAAAGATCCACATGGAGGGGTTGATCTTCTTTTCGATGATGTTCTTTTCCCCACCATCTCCATGCTCAACGATTGTATAAAGGCCGTTAATTCCAGCACTTTCCCACCAATATTGACAAAGCTCTTGAGCTTGTTTTTTACTGTCTAAGAATTCGGGGTGTTCCTTCTCCCAGTTGTATAACGTTTGCCTGCAAGTACCTATTTTTGCTGCGAAACTCTCATAACTAAACCCTTTAGACATGTGATCTATAAGAGCAACACAGTATCCTTCTTTATAAAGGGTAGGTTGACCCGCCATTAGACAATAAATCTCACATACTGGACGTTAGCATCAGGTGTCATAGCTCAGTCATCCATCTACAATAAATGACATTAGCTAAGGGAATGATTTGAGTTTCACCAAATGCTTTCACTATCACTCCATGAATGGTCCATAATATAGAATCAACGACATATTTTGATTGTTTGGATTCTAATCTAAACTCAGAGACTGGTTCTTTATCTTCAGCTGGAGGAACGGGTTGATGAAATCTAACATAATAAGATGGTCTTCCAACTTGTTTTGAAGACCATAAGAAATCATCTTGTGGACCTAGACCTTTAATTTGCGTATTTGAAATTTCATAGGGATCATTCTTCTTTTTCATCTCTCTCCTTTAGTCCGTGATTTTTTGCAATAGATGCGCCTATTTTTGTTGATGGTTTTGCTATTGTTTTAAATCCTTTAGTGAGAAGAGTGGCTATTCCCTCTTTACGATAGTCAAACTTTATATAAACAAATTCTATTGAATTATTAGTCATTACAGAATACCCTACAATTTGATCTGGCTTATTTTTATCACATGCTATTTTGACTATTGTATTGGAATCATTTAGGATATTTTTTATTTCCTTGGTCTTTTTTCGAAAGAATGCAAAATCTATTTGATTATTTTCATGGGTATCAAACCATACACTTTTTCTCCAACTAGAGAAGATAAGTTTTGAATCTTCTTCTGGATCAAAGGATCTGATAACGACTACAACATTTTGATTTAGATCCATAATTTTCATGAACCCTTTTAATTTTCTAATGGCCCTAAATATTGTAGGATTGGGTATTTTATATTTATTCTCTAGTTGCCTCAAGGATAACCCTTTGCAATGACTTCCCCATATATTAATCATTACTTTTGATGTTATAACGTTATTTTGATGCTTAAATAAATTCTCGCATATCACTTTAAAGTCTGAATGATTTAATAACTCTTCTTCCCTACTAAAATTTGGTTCTGGCCACGATTCTTGAACTTGATTATCGATTATTGAAGATATTCCTGTCCATTTCTTTAGATATCCCAGATTATTATCTTCTATATCTTCAAAGCCTTTTTTCTTAATCTTTTGATACCATTTGATCTGTGACTTATGACAATATTCACAGCTTTCAGTGATATTAAAATGACTACATTTATTAGCCAGGCTCTGAATCCGGAACTGCTTTAAGTGGGACTTCGCCATTAGCAGCTTTTCGTTGTACTTCTTCTAATTCCATTTTTTGTCTAATTCCTTCGGCGATTCTGAAAGTTAGATTGTTACTTATCCTATTTACACAGGCATCGAACAATTCTGATTTTTTAATTATCCCTATTGAATGATTTAAATGATGAATTGAAGAATGAACAACCGTTGCCATGATGTCTGCATTTAAAAAGTGGGGAGCGGATATGACATTAAAGGCTGTAAGCATTTCATTAGCGAGAGATTCAAATTGTTCCATTGTTACTGGAAGATATGTCTCATTATCTGAAAATTCTTGTTTAATCATTGAGTCACAGTATCTTGGATAGATTCAATGGGTGATTGAGGAATAGTTGAAGGTGAGGAAATTGACTTAGCTTTTCTTTTTTCAGCTAGATCTTTGTTGATGCTTTCTTGCTTTGCTTGAGCTTTTTGAACTTCATCCATTTCATTATCTATTACTCGAAGTTTTCTTTTAAGCTCATCGATTTGACCTGCACCCAATGACTCACCAGTGAATTTAGAAACTTTCCATACTAGATCACCTAGAATTGCAGCGGTTTGAAAGTATTCTTGATTGATGTCAGTGATTGATCTGAGAGATTTTGCCATTTTTTCTCCTTATTCTTCTTAAAAAGAGATTAAAATGACTTTAGATTAGATTGCAAGTAGAAATTTCAATTTCTGTGTAAAACTGATCTGCTCCGAATATTTTCCTAGACCCATCGAGACTATGAACCAACTTATCATTTTCAATTATACCTAGAGTTTGGAGGAGGTCTTCTGGGCCTTGAATAAGGTTTGTGAGGTCGGATTCATGTTGATGGTTGGGAAAATAGAATTTGATGGAGAGATTGATTGGGATTCGAATTGGCAGGTCAATAGATGACCTAACCTTCGCTTGCAGTAATTGCAAGGTGGCTTGTTTTTCCCAAGATTTATAACGCTGACTTGTTGTAACAAAGGTTCTTCCATTTTTGACAAATGCACTTTTCCCATTTTTCTTGATTCCAACTCGCCCAATTAATATTGCTTTGAATAGTATCATTAGGTTGTTTCATTTTTCATTCTTATTAATTCTTTTGTAAAAATCATCATAAGCCTCTAAATTATCTGAAGGAGTACCATAAATTTCTTCCAGATCTTTCATTGGTGGCCATGGTTTAAGAGCTATGGGATTTTTTTTAATGTTTTTTTCTTTAGCTATTCGCCAGGTGCAACATTTACGTTTGAATTTGAGATTAGCGTATTTTTCCCAACCATCATAATAAACATATTGTTCTTTACAATGACCACACCATCTAACTGACATAATTTGGCTTATTTGTTTTATTAGTTCACCATCTTCCATAAGAAACTTCCTTTGTGAAAGTCCCACCTCTCTGACCGTTAGATCAGAAAGGTGGGGTGGTTGACCTTTCGCTGTGAGGCGATTGGACATCAATTACAATAACTCTAAAATTTGAGTAAATGCTAAAGAATTTAAATAAAGCAGATACCCCGAAATAAAAAATGAAATGATTAGTAAAATATCAAATATAATGATTTTCATTTTAGTCTATCCTCCGTTTTCTTTAGTTATTCAAAAGTCTCCATGCTTCCAAATATTGAAAAATGTTTATTAACCCCATATGATAGGCGACGATTAAATTTTCTTCTCTTATGTCATTCATTTTTCTTCTCCTTACAATATTCTCCATTGGGAAGTTTACTTGAACAATATTGCCCTGGCCCATATTTATTAGGCTTCCATATATGATTATGCAGATAGTTTTCTTGTGCTTTCTTACTCATCTTCTCGGTAAATTCTTTAATTTCCTCAAGTGAAGTTTTGGTTAGTTTTGGTTTAGATTCTGGGATTTCATCAAATGCAGGAAGGGGCTCAAAATAAGCGGTAGTTTGATCATAGACAATACTTTGATTTTCTTTTCTATTCTGAGCTAATTCAGCATCATCATCAGTTTGATATACCCCAACCATAGCCGCTAGAGAATAACGTCTCGCATAGGATATGGCAGATCCCATACCCTGAGGATCGTCTTTAACTGGCTTTAACGGATAGTCACTTTGTATCCATTGACCAGAAGAATGTAGAAGAAGCGTTATTAGGTTAGTACCCCAAATATATTGGACGATGCTTAAATTATTTTTAGTTAATGGTTCTCTACATGCATCCCAAACTGATTCAAGATCTGCAAAAGTACTTTTAAAGAAAGGATTTTCAGAGTTTTTCTTTGCTCCATGCATTTCACTTTGAGCTTTAGCAAGAGCTGTGGCT